AGACATCATCGTAGCGGACGACGTAGAGGTAGCTAATAACAGTGCTACTCAAGGAATGAGGGATAAGCTGGATGAACAAGTAAAGGAGTTTGACGCTATCATTAAACCACTCGACACCTCCCGTATCATCTTTCTTGGTACTCCACAGTGTGAGGACTCTATATACAACAAACTTAGAGAGAGGGGCTACAAGAGCCGTATATGGCCTTCAGAGTATCCGGATGAGGTAGAAGCTACCAACAACTACGGAGGCGATCTAGCACCCCTTATAGAGGATAACATAGAATCTGATACAGTAGGTACATCTACAGAACCCCTACGGTTCACTGATCTCGACCTAGAAGAACGTAAGATGAGCTACGGTCGTACCGGGTACGCTCTTCAGTTCATGCTGAATCCTAAGCTAAGCGATGCTGATAGATACCCACTAAAGATTAACGATCTAATAATATCTGATGTGGATGTAGACTTAGCTCCTGAAAAGATAGTGTGGTCCTCTGACCCGGATAATACGGATCGTGAACTCCCAAATGTCGGATTGGCGGGGGATCGATTCAGGCGTCCCTCTTCAACTGTTGGGGATATGATACCGTACACAGGCTCTGTGTTATCTATTGACCCATCAGGGCGGGGTAAGGACGAGACAGGGTACGCTGTGGTAAAGATGCTTAACGGACAACTGTACGTACCTGATGCGGGTGGTATAAAAGGCGGGTACGACGAGAAGACATTGAAACAACTGGTAGCTATAGCAAAGGATAACAAAGTTAATATCGTTGTTATAGAGTCTAACTTTGGAGACGGTATGTTCATGGAGCTGATTAAACCTCTGTTTAGAACAACATACCCTGTAACCATAGAAGAAGTTAGACATAACAAACAAAAGGAACTTCGTATCGTCGATGTATTGGAACCTGTACTTAACGCTCATCGACTTGTTGTAGACCCTAAGGTTATAACAAATGATTACAGATCAGCTCTAACCTATCCTATAGAACAACAAACCAGATATATGTTAATGTATCAGTTATCACGGATAACAAGGGATAAAGGTAGCTTAGTACACGATGACCGTCTTGACGCCTTATCAATCGCTGTTGGTTATTGGACGCAGCAGATGGCTGCTAATGCAGACCAATCGATGGTTGATAGACAACAAGAACTCCTTCATAAAGAACTACAAGACTTCACTGATAGCTTCCATAAGCGTAATAACAAAGCTGTAGCTGTCACTTGGATGTAATTACTGTAATAACAAACCTTTTATAGCTATACCTTGAAATACTAAAGTATAACTTTAAATCTGCTAGGTCTACTGTTGTAGACACACCTATCCTTAAAAGACCTATTTAAAGATCACGTTATCAATCAGACCGTTTAGAGATGTTAGCGAAAGAACGGATGTATGAGCTAACTAAATAACTGATGTATTGATATGATGGAGCTGTAGTACTTGTAATGTTTACCTTTGTTAAAAGGAACTACTACAACAAGAGTCAGCTAATGTAACCTCTGTTGTTGTTGTTGCTTATTGCTTATCTATATTACCTATTAAGAATACCTATCGGTAAGAGACCTCTTAAACGTACGTCTATAACGACTATCTAAATCTCATTATTATACAAAGTAACAGCCGAAGGGAACGTGTAAAGCATAAAAGTTAAAAGCGTAGTGTTTAAGCGGTAGAGAAGATGGTCGTCGATTTAGCTATGTTTTCTTCTCGATTAATGGTATGCTATAGCTGTTATGGACATCAACGATCAAACAGATACGTTCCAGTACGAACTAGCCAAGCTGGTATATAGGTTCAAGAGCGAATACGATCTTAACGATTACACTATAGCCGGGTGTCTGGACTTCTGTAAACTGTCAGTACTAACTGAGACAGATGATGTTATATTTGAAGGAGACTTTACAACCGATGAAAAAGAAGACACCGACACCACCGACGAAACCTATCCCCACTTCTAAAGACGCACCTGCTTCGACAGCTGCTCTAAAGGACCTACCGATTATACGGATCGTCTCTGAAGAAGAAGAGATGCACGTAAAGATGGAACTGGAGATGGATGACAAAACACACGATATGCTTGTTAAATGGGGCAAAGAGGTAGCGACCGATGAAGATTACATCAATATCGCTATTACAGACGGTATAAAGCATCTTATATCAAGCGATAAGTAGCACTTTGCTACAGCTGTTCAAAAGGTTTAGTTAGAAAAATGCGAGAGGCTTACGCTATATACGCGCGCGTTAATTACCCCCGCATGTACCCGCAAGATTCTTATAGGGGAGGGGATATAGTTCGTATTATATATATTATGTCTAATTAGTTTTGTTGATTATCAAGGACTTATGGAAACAACACCAGATTCTTAGTTAAAAGCTTCTATTTTTTTTTCGCAAATCAACAAGTAAATAAGGTGGATTGCGTTAGTTGTTATTAGATCAAATCTTGGTTCTTAATTGATAATCGATTCTCATTAGTCGTTTGTATCTTTTTCTTTTTTTCCCGTTCGATTCTCAACTTTGTCTCAATTATGAGATTCAGTCTCAACAAGCAATTGTAGCTTAACTTATCGATCTATTAGCTCCGGTAATAACAGCTATTAGCCAAGCTTTAATGTGAAAAAAGATTTGATCTGGGGGTTGACAGGCTTGACGGCTAGTGTCATATGTAGGCTCATCGCTAGCAATTCAGCTAGTGTAAAACCAATAAAAACCATTATGAATATACAAGAAGCCGAAGACCACTTAAACTCAGTTCTAGTTCACATTGATCTTTATAAAGACAGACTGAACAAAACATACGCTCAGCAAAAAGATTACGAACGAACTCTTGAAGAACTCAAACAAGAAGCCTCTCATTGGACTAATGTCATTTCTATGATGAAACTTAAAGCTTCGATTCCAGTTGTAAATTACTAAGACCATTATCATGAATAAAACAAGCTATCAAGTTTCGGACGCATCCATCAAACGCTATTGGGAATTGAGAAAACCAAAGACCATAGAAGGAATAGAAGCTAATGAGAAATTGAGACCGATTGAAATTTTTTATAAATGGTCTAATCTCGAAAGCTTTAGTAGTTACACTAGATGGGAGGCTTTAGAGAAAATAGCTAAAGAAGATTATCATGTTTTAAAATCTGTTATTTTTCAACTTAAAGAAAAGACCGAAAAGCTCAATAAACTTGCAGAAGCTTTTGAGATCGTTAATGACTTGAACGCAAACAACCAATAAACACCAAAAATACCAATAGAATGAATACTACAGACACTAAATACAACGGATGGACAAACTACGCAACATGGCGTGTAAACTTAGAGCTATTTGATGGCGATAATGTGGGCTATGGCTCACCTGATGGGATGCGTGAATTTGCGGAGATACTGATTGAGGAAAGTACAGACGAAGGTATCGGCAGAGACTATGCAATGGCTTTCCTTGATGAAGTGAACTGGCAAGAGATTGCAGATCATTATCACGAAGAAGAAGAAACGGAGGCGGTAGTATGAGAGAAGTTGAATATACAAATGAAGATTGGACGGATACATGGGTATATGATTGCGGTTGGCGTATTAAAGGCTCGCATCCATATCGAATGATCTTTTTTGGCGATCAGCTTTTAGATCAGCCAATTGGCATTCTTACATTTTACAAAGAAACGGGAATATTACCTCCAAAAGCATAAGACCAATATGAAACAAACAATCAAAGATCATCTCCTCTCTCTCTTAATCCTTAATATCTGCTTTGGCTCGTGGTGGCTTGTCCTCCTGCTTTGCCTTAGTTCCTAAACCTAATACCTAAAAATCAAAACCAATAATACCAATGAAAACACTTAGAGAATTAAAACCATCAGGCTTACATTATCCAGTTGCAACTTATGCAGAATATAAAGGTAGAAGATATTTAATAAGTACTTCTAGCGATTGGTATACTGCGGAAAAAATAGCTTGTGACTTTCAACAGGCTTACATGGAAGCTGGATGGTATACCACGGATATATTTGATTCAACTTGCATAGATGGTAGAACCAAACAATTTAAACAAGCTTACAATTCTTAATCCTTAACCGACCTTACAAAATGAATGATAATATCTTAGACAACGATTCTTTATTAGAAACAACTTACAACTGCCAAACCAAACTTAGGGGCACGCATGATGAAGAATATCTTTGTTATCTTACCTGTGCAGATGATGGTAAAGGCAATGATTTTACAACTGGAGAGCCTTTGTTGACATTTGAGGAATGGCTTGCAAACTAATTAACCGATCATGTCAGTTACCATCTACCTAACCGACCATCGGGGAAAGCAAATAGCTTTCTTCTATAGAATCGACAGCGAGCGATACCTTACCTGTCCGCAACTGATTTGGGCGTGCCGTGACTATCCGAAATACCAAGGCACAGCTTCATCAAAGGAAGACTTCATGGAGCAATGCAAATCTGTTATGAAAGAACTTAATCGTAACCGAACTTGCGTGATATGTGATAAAGACTTGCATTTAAGGGAACGAGAGACTAACAAGTGCAGTGAACATGACTTCCAATAGTAACAACGAACCGACCTTCTTAGACATGAATGACCTTGATAACGACCACATCCGTGCTTTGATCCATCATTACCTGTCCGTCCGTGAAAAGCTTCCGGATAATTTAACTGTCCGTGACAGACTGGAGGAGCTACAAGCGGAGCTGATTAACAGGAGTAGCACCATCGAAGGAATGATCCGACAATCAACCGACAACCCGCTATGAGCTTACTCACCCTTGGAATGTTTATCTTAGCTGGCTTACTGATCTTCGCCTGGGCTTACGATATGTTATGAAACTATATTATACGACTTTATACGGAGGAGGTTTTGGCTATTCCATATCTCGCTTTCATACCACTAAGAAGGAAGCTGTAAAAGATGTTGAGAATAGATACAAAGCCGTGGATAGTGACCCTGATTGTTCGGATTTCCGCAGTAAAGGTTGGAAGTGGGAATATTGGAGTGTCGATATCAAAAACTTGAAACGAAATAAAAAAGATTTAGCTACGATGATGAGTTTCTGCGTAGGTACAAACATTACAGCACTGAGTAATAAACATAACTTAAATGGTAAGCTACCTGAAGAGTTAGAAATAACATGAATATACCAACAGGATTATTTACCCGAACCAAATACGGTTATGATGAATGGCTTAACCGACACAACCCATACGATGATGAGATTGATGAAGAACTTGAAGAACATATTACTAACCTCCGTGACATGGACGAAGAAGAAGACCAAAGGAACTACTGCGATGACCACCACCTCAAATTCCACGAGGTTCAACCGTACCTGTAAGCCTTTTTATGTGGATTCGGAAATGTTTTGGGAC